TGTAAAGAAGCAAGGAGCTCTATATGATATAAAGGTATATGATGGTGAACTATATGCAGATAAGTTTATGGATGTATCAATGGATGTACATTTTGGAGCACTTTTTTTTTTCAAGAGTTTACTCGAGGACTTGCAGAAAGATACCCTGAACTCTTTGATGGAATCGACGGAACTTCCTCGGAGCATCAAATCAATTTTGGAAAAAAGTGGCGTTCTTACTCATCAATTATCCAACTGGCACAAAACGATATCCTAATGATGGATGCTGTGGTAGAAGAACCATTAGAGAAATGTTTACTATGGTTAGCATACCAAGCTGATAAATTTCAATTAGAAGATATAATGCACAGACAAGCGATGAAGAAGATACAAGCATCTTAATGTATTATTTTTTAGTTTCAGATTGTTAAAACATAAAGTAATCCTATGAAGCTCAAAACGTATCCCGTACCTAAACCTAAAAACGAACCAACTATATCGTTAAGTTCGCCTAGGAAAGGTAATAGAATGGGTTGTTTATGTAGAAACAAAAACACTTATTCAATTAAATGTTGTGATAAGACGATGGGAGCACAGGGTATCGGTCTAATTTATAAAACTCCATAACATGCCAACACCAGCTAGAAATCAAAACCAAAGAAAGAATTCAGGTATTTATTTCGGTCCAACTAGAGGTAGAGCAATACCGAAGAATAGACGTAGAGGTTGTTTGTGTGTGGATTCTGACATATACTCAAGTGAATGTTGTGAGGGAGCCTTAGTTAATCAAACAATAGGTCAAACCCAATCAGCAGTAGTAACGAGAGGAGCATTCAGTAGTGGATTTAGTAATGGATTTGATATAGGTAATATATAAAAATATATAAATATATAAAGAGATGTCTCAATTAAATAAAACACAGTTAGCAGCTGAAAACCAAAGTAGTTTCCCAAATAATAATGTAGGGGCTATTACACCAACGTTACTTAGAGAATTCAATACTGACATGATTGATTCTTTGGTGGACGAGAGTTCATATAATATTGATTCAGCTTCACTATCAGGTAGTGTTGCATCAGTACAAAACCAAGTTAATTCATTAGTATTATCCGGTAGTGGTATAATAGTAAGTGATGAAGGTACAGTATTAGGAAGTGTAACACAAATGAATTTCATAGGACCAACATTAGCAATTAATGTGACTGGTTCAATGGGTAACATTTACGCTAACACATCTGGATTAGCAACAACTGGTTCAAATATATTTGTAGGCAATCAAACAATAAATGGAAACATATCAGCAAGTGGAACTTTTACAGCTTCATTAGCACAAGGATATGCGTGGATAGGTGGAGTAGGTAACGTTTCTAATTTAGTAGCAACATCTTCGTTCATAGCAATAGGTACTTCAGGTACATCTGGTACTTCTGGTACACTTGGTACTGCTGGTTCATCTGGTACTTCTGGTACACGTGGTACTGCAGGTAGTGGGGGAAGTAGTGGTAGTAGCGGTGTTAGTGGAACTTCAGGAACTAGTGGATTAAGTGGTAGTTCAGGTTCTTCTGGAACTTCAGGAACATCTGGTGTAAGTGGTAGCAGTGGTTCAAGTGGAACGAGTGGTACTTCAGGAACATCGGGTGTTAGCGGAAGTGATGGAACTTCTGGAACAAGCGGCACATCCGGAATCTCTGGTACATCAGGTTCTTCAGGAAGTAGTGGTACAAGCGGCTCAAGTGGTACAAGTGGTATAAATGGTACAGCTGGTAGTGGAGGTTCATCAGGCACATCAGGAACATCAGGTGTGAGTGGTAGTTCAGGAAGTAGTGGAACATCAGGAACGTCTGGCGTTAGTGGAAGTGATGGTTCATCAGGAACAAGTGGCACTTCAGGAACAAGCGGAGTTAGTGGCTCATCAGGTAGTAGTGGTACATCAGGTACTAGTGGAACTTCGGGTGTTAGTGGAAGTTCAGGCTCATCGGGTACATCAGGAACATCTGGCACTAGTGGTACATCAGGTATTAGTGGTAGTGATGGTACAAGTGGGACTAGTGGAGTAAGTGGTAGTTCAGGTTCTTCTGGAACAAGCGGCACATCAGGTGTGAGCGGAAGTAGTGGAACATCAGGTACTTCAGGATTATTATCTTTGACAGGTACAACTGATAATGGTGTTATTACTTTAAATGGAAGTGCACCAAACGGAACAGTAGAAAGCAATTTAACATTTGATGGTAATACATTAAGTGTAACTGGAGATATAAATGTAACTGGAGCAATAACTGCTTCTAAACTATTAGTACAACAAGAAACATCTTCAATAATATATTCATCAGGCTCAAATCAATTCGGTGATGCATTAGATGATATACAAACTCTTTTTGGTAGAGTAATAATAACAGGCTCTTTAAATGTTTCTCAATCCTTTACAGCTTCTTTATCAGAAGGATATGTTTGGGTTGGTGGTGTTAATAACATATCAACATTAGCAACCACATCATCATTAGTATTTAATGGTACTTCTGGTACTTCAGGAACATCTGGTGTAAATGGAACATCAGGAATCAATGGTACGAGTGGCATTAATGGAACTTCTGGTATAAATGGTACTAATGGTACAAACGGAGTAGATGGTTCTGCAGGCACATCAGGAACATCAGGTGTGAGTGGTACAAGTGGTATTAACGGAACAAGTGGTATCAATGGAACATCAGGTATCAATGGAACATCAGGTATCAATGGTACTTCTGGTTTAGACGGAACTTCTGGTGTGAACGGTACATCAGGAACAAGTGGTACATCTGGATTAACAACAATATTAACAATAGCAGATGAAGGTACAGCTCAAGGTTCAGCAACATTCTTAAACTTTAGTGGAAGTGGTGTTACTGCAACTGTAAGTGCTGGTACAGCATCAATCATAATAAGTGGTGGAGGTAGTGGAGTAGGATTTCCTTTCTCTGGCTCTGCACAAATAACAGGCTCTTTAGGAGTAACTGGTTCAATAAATCAATCAATAGGTGTATTTAGTGGAAGTGTAATATCAAACATATATGATACATTCACAACTGTACCACCTGTAACGAATGTAATAACCCTTCCATCAGCTTCTTATGGAGAATTACTTGCATCTGGTTCAACTGACCCTAACACAATGTATATCATTAGTGGTAGTAATTTAACTGCAGGTTCTTCTGGAACTTCTGGTGTTAATGGTACAAGCGGAGTGAATGGTACATCCGGTCTTAGTGGAACTTCAGGTCTTAGTGGAACTTCAGGTCTTAGTGGAACATCCGGTCTTAGTGGAACATCTGGTCTATCAGGAACTTCTGGAGTTAGTGGGACTAGTGGTGTGAATGGTACTTCTGGTATCACGCCATCATTAGGATTTGCTTCTGGTTCAACTGATATTGGAACAGCAACTTATCTATTATTTAGTGGAAGTGCTGTACAAGCTCTTACAATTACAAATAATACTGCATCCATCACATTGGCTGGGGGAGGTGGTGGAACTGGTGTTGGATTTCCTTTCACCGGCTCGGCAATTATATCTGGTTCATTAATAGTGACTGGAAGTATTTCGGTAACCGGTTCAAACTATTTAAGAAGTGGAAGTAGAAGTGGAAGCTGGGTAGATAACTTAGAGGATACATTTACCGATGTACCAAGAGTAGAACATATTGTATCTTTAACATCAGCATCTTTAGCAACATTGATTGGAGCAGCAACAACTGACCCTAATACATTATATATTGTAACAGGTTCATCATTTAGTGGTGGAACTGGAGTAGGATTTCCTTTTAGTGGTAGTGCATTAATTACAGGTTCATTAGGTGTGACTGGAAGTATTTCTGTGACAGGAAGTTATCTAATTACATCACAATCATTTACTGGTTCATTAGTAGATAACGTATCACCAACAACTACAAGCTTACCTGCTGTAAGACACGTAATATCAATTACATCAGCATCTTATGCAGCATTAGGAACTAAAGACCCTAACACATTATATGTTGTATCTGGTTCTGCAATCACTGGTAGTGCAGGAGTTTCAACACCTACATTCCCATTCACTGGTTCAGCTATTATCTCTGGTTCATTATTAATTACTGGTTCATTATTTGGAAATGTGGTATCAGCAAGTATATCATCACAAACTGCATCAATTGATTTTAATGCTGGTAATTTCTACACATCATTGGTATCAGGTTCAACATTCTTTAATATCACCGGTGTAAATCCTGGTGAGACATGTAATTTATTATTAACAACTTTTGCTAAAGCAACAGCATCATTCTCATCTAACGTTAAGCAAGTGAGTGGAAGCCGTTACTTACCAACATCTGGTAGTAGTAGAATTGATATATTAAGCTTTGTATCATTTGATTCAGCAAGTATTTTTTTAGCTAAACTACAAAATTTCGTATAATATGTTTGGAGCATTTGCAAATCAATCAGCACCTATATTAGAAGATGGTATTAACACTTATGTTGATGCCGGTAATCGTTCATCTTATCCTAACGCTGGAGCAGTATGGGGTGATTTAAGTGGATTAGCTAGAAACGCAACACTAGTTAATACACCAACCTATAATGGTTCATTTAATGGTGTGTTAGATTTCAATGGTAGTACTCAATATGCAACTATTGCACAATTACCTGCTACATTCTTTCGAGGAAGTTTTACATGCCAATTTTGGCATAAGTTTGATAGTGTGGTTGAAAGATGTTTATTATCATCAGGAACTGCATCAAACAATAATGGATTACACCTTATTGTAAGAAATAACACTTGGATATTTGGTATGTATAATAATGATATGACTATAAGTTCACCTGTTCCAGCAACTGGAAAATGGTATTTTACAACTTGGACATATACTAGTATATCTCCATTTACAAAACAATTTTATATTGATAATGCATTGATTCAATCAGGTAATGGTAATGCTTTCGGCGGCAGTGGAAACAATGAAATCGCAAGAATTGGGTGGGGTAGTGATAATGTTTATTATTTTGATGGTATGATGGGATTAGCACTAATATACAATAGAGTACTTACAGCATCTGAAATAAATCAAAATTATCAAGCAACAAAAAATAGATATGATTTCTACTAAAATATAAATTATGCCAGAAGTATCACAACAAATCTTTTTAGGAAGTACTGAAGTATTTGGAATTCAAAATGAAAGCTGGGTTGGTATTAATCCATATCAAGCATTTTCATTTGATGCAGATGCACAAGCATTTATAACAGCAACTGGAATATCAGGCACAAATGCAACTGCAATTAATAACTTAGTATTGGCATTAAAGGCTGATAACTATTGGAATGGGTTAGATGCAATTTATCCTATGATTGGTGGAACTGCAACAACAAACAAATATAATCTTAAAAACCCATTAGATACTGATGCTGCATTCCGATTAAGCTTTGTTGGTGGATGGACGCATGATGCTAGTGGAGCAAAACCTGATGGTGTTGCTGGAACTTATGCTGATACATTTGTAAACGCTAGTACAAACTTAACCACATCAAATGGTTCATTCTCATATTACTCATTTACTAATAACGCAAATTCAGAAGATGTTGAAATTGGTGTAAACACCGGAGCTGCAACTACTGATGAATGTTTGATAGCGTTAAGATGGACTGATGGTAACCAATATGGATTCTATTCACAATTAGGCGGAAGTGGAGGAGCACATGGTTCATCAAATGGATTCGCTATTATAAACAGAACAACAAATGTGGAAATGTGGAGAAATGGTACGCGTGTTATAAATTTAGCAGGTGGTATGGCATCAATGCCAAATAGAAACTTCTATTTAGCAGCACAAAATAATGGTACTGGTACAAATAGAAATAGTAGTAGAGGATGTTCATTTGCAACAATAGGAGATACACTTTCTACTCCAGCTACATTTTCAACTATTGTAAATAACTACCAAACTGAATTAGGGAGAAACGTATATTAAAAAATAAGATATTATGCCAATATTTTTAGGAAATCAAGAAATAGGATTAGCATCATTAGGTAGTATACCTGTGAATAATATACAACAAGTTGCTTCTGCTGCTGCAACTATACCAACTACTAATTTAATATTTTGGTTAGATAGTACAACTTTTACAACTGGAAGTTCTACATGGGTTTCAAATGAAGGATTACAATTTAGTGGTAGTTTTACTGGAGCAACTCCAGTTCAAAAGAGAACTGATAATGATGGTATTGTAAATTTTACAACATCATCTGCTATGAAGATAGGTGGTAATGCTTCTTTAAATTATACTGCATCAAATTATACACTATTTGTAGCAAATAGATATACAGGCTCATCAGCCGATTACCATGGTAGATTATTAGATGGTGATACGAATAACTGGTTAGCTCCAACTTATGGTGGAGGAGGTGGAGGTGGAGCTACTGAATATCATTCTGCATATTTCAATGGTTCTTCATTTATTATTCAATCAGGTTCAATATACGATACTCAATGGAGAATATCTACTGTAGTAAGAGATATACCAAACCTATCATCATCATTCTATGTGAATGGTGTATTAGCTGCAAGTGGTGCTAATAATGCTACTACAAACGGATTTAATGGATTGGCAATTAATAATGGACAATCCGCTAATGGAACTGTAAATCCAGGTACTGGTGAAGTAACACAAGCTGATGTAGGAGATATCCTTCTTTACAACAGTGTACTTAATCAATCACAAATTGATATTGTATATAATATATTAAAAATAAGATACGGATTATAAATAAAATATTATGCAAACAGTCTATATAGGAAGTACATTAGTAAACGATGTGATGTTAGGTTCACAAAGAATGGATGATGTGTTTACACCTCCAGCTGCAATAAATGCTGAATTCTTAGTTGTAGCATCTGGTAATAGCGGTGGAGCTGCTTCTGGTTCTCCAACTAGAGGTGGTGGAGGCGGTGGTGCCGGTGGATTACTTAGTGGTAGCCTAATAATATTACCAAATCAAGCTTATAAAATTCAAGTTGGTTCGAATGATGGATTGAATACAGCGTATGATTCATATATTACAGGAAGTAATTTTTATAATGTTGCAACTGCTGGTGGTGATGGTGGTACCGGAAATGGTACTGATGTAAGTAAAGTTGGTGGAAACGGTGGTTCTGGAGGTGGAGGTGCTACAAATAATAATGGTGTTGGCGCTGGTGGAACTGGTATAGTAGGTCAAGGAAATAATGGAGCTGCTTCTGTAACAACAACTGGTGGAGGTGGTGGAGGTGCTAATTCTGCTGCTTCTGGTGGAACTGGTGGAGGTGGTAAAGCATCTTCTATAAGTGGAGCTTCAGTAACTTACTCAAAAGGTGGTGATGGTGCAACTCCAGGCACCGGTGGTAGTAATGGAGTTAATTTTGGAGATGGTGGTGATGGTGAACGTGGTGATGGTGTTGGTAATGCTGGATTTGGTAAACAAGGAGTAGTGATATTAAGATATAGAGGAACTCAAAAGTTTACTGGAGGTACTGTAACAACTGATGGTGATTTTACTATTCATACATTTACAGCTAATAACCCTCAAGACGCTCCTCTCTTTACACAATACACAATAACGTATAGTTAATCAATAAAAAAAGGTTTACAATTGTTAAATAATAAAACAAACAAATAATATGAAATTAGAAACTCAAAATTCGTATGTAACCAATCCTCAATTCGTAGGTGGAGTAGCAGTAACCCCAACAGGTTCTTCTGCATTTAATGCATTTAACGCAAACAATCCTCAATTTGGATTTGTAGCTGGTGGGTTGTATGTTGGAAGACAAGGAGATATAGTTGTTAAAACTTATGACCAATCTGTATTAACTTTTGTATCATGCTCTGGATTTATACCTGGTATAATTACAGCAGTATCTTCTTCTTCAACTGCACAAAACATAATCGCATTTAGATAATTTATATGCCAACATTAAATTTAAACTATAATATAATAGAAGTTCAACGAAGAAAAGCCGTAGGACCATATCCAATACAAATGGAATATCTAATTGTAGCTGGTGGTGGTGGTAGTGCAAATAAGACAGGGGCTGATACTGTAGCAGGTGGTGGAGCCGGTGGTTTTATTACTGGTTCTTATTGCTTTTCTCCTAATGAAACACAAACATTTACTATTGGAGCAGGTGGTGCACTACAAACAAATGGAACTAATTCAACTGGATTTGGTTTAACTGCTATTGGAGGTGGTTTTGGTGCTAGAAATATTGGTGGAGCTCTAACTAACGCAGGAAATGGTGGTTCAGGTGGTGGTGGTATTGGTGGTAGTTCTTTTGGTACTGGAAGTGCTGGACAAGGATTTAATGGTGGTAATAGTGGAGCAGGTAACTTTGGTGGAGGTGGTGGAGGTGGAGCATCTGGAGTAGGTGGCACATCTACATCAAATTCAGGAGCAGGTGGTGCTAATGGTAAACAATGGTTAGACGGAGTTTACTATGCAGGCGGCGGCGGTGGTTCTGAATATCAAAATGCTGCAGCTCCTTCAGGACCTAATGGATTAGGAAGTGCAATTGGCGGAGGTGGTGGACCTGCTGCTGGTGGTACTACTGGTATTGTAGCCGTAAGATATCTTACAGGTGAAAGAGTTGTTGTAACTAATGGTAGTAGTGTTAATATTGGAAATTTCACATATCACTATTTCACATCAGGCACTGGTTCAATTCAATTCATTGGTGATGAACAACAAGACCCAAATATTAATCCTTGCCCTTAATAAAAAATTACTATAAATTAATAAGTAATTGTTAAATAATTAAAATACAAATAATATGAACGCAACACAAGTACTAAAAAAGATAATGACAACTTTATCTCTAGCAAAAGAGGAAGTGTTATTTACTTACGCAAAACTTGCTGATGGAACAATCTTAGAATCTCCTACATTTGATGTTGGTGAGATGGCTGAAGTAGTATCTGAAGATGGAAAATCTCCAGCTCCTGCAGGCGAACATGAATTAATCTTAAGAGATTCTGAAGGAAAAGAAGAAAGAATTAAGATTATAGTGGATGCTGAAGGTAAAATTACTGAAAGAGAGAATGTTGAATTAGGCGAGAAAGAAGAAAAAATGGAATCTATCGCTGGTGATGACATGGGCGATGACGAGGAAGTTGATACTGAAGAAACTGCAGAACCTATTGATGAAGATATGAAAAAGCATAATGACATGAAGAAAGTAATGGAAGATATGACTTATCGTATTGAAGAATTAGAAAAGAAAATGCAATCAATGCAAGATGTTAAGGAAGAAGAAATCTCTGAAGGGAAAGAAGCTGAGAAAGTAAAAACAGAACCATTACCTGGTGATGTGGCTATGAAAGCAGTAGAGCCTGACGAAGATGAAGAAGAACTTCCTAAATTGGACGGAGCACCAATTGACGAAAACGCACCAAAACAAAACGGAGTAAAATTAAATAAGAAACATTCTTTGGTTAATCCTCAGAATTCTTTCTTATCAAAATTATATAAATAAACTAAACAAAATCATTTAAAAATGAGAAAACAACAAAATTTCACACAACCAGCAATCACTACTACTTATAGTGGTGAATTCGCAGGGAAGTACATTGCGGCAGCGTTGTTATCAGCAAAAACTTTAGATAACCAATACATCACAATCTTACCGAATGTGAAGTTCAAAAGTGTTATCCAAAAGATTGATGTTAATAGCATAGTAAACGATGCATCTTGTAACTTCACAACTTCTGGTACTGTAGCTCTTACAGAGAGAATCTTAGAACCAAAAGAACTTCAAGTAAACCTTGAATTATGTAAGCAAGAATTCGTAGATTCTTGGCAAGCACTACAATTAGGATTTTCTGCATTCGATGAAATTCCAAAAGATTTCAACGATTTCTTAATCTCTTATGTTGGTGGTAAAGTAGCACAAGCTACTGAAGAATCAATTTGGAGAGGTACAACTGCAACTAACGGACAATTCGGTGGTTTGTATAACGCATTATCTTCATCAGTAGTAGCTGGTGGAACTAACGCACCTGTAACATCATCTGTATCTGGTTCAGTAACTTCAGCAAACGTATTATCAGTACTAAATTCATTAGTAGATGCTATTCCGCAAGAAGTTTACGGAAAAGAAGACTTGATGATTTATGTTCCAACAAACGTAGTTAAAGCTTATCAACAAGCATTAGCTGGTGGAGCAAATGGAGCAAATGGTTTCAACAACCAAATGAACGTAGGTGAGAAGCCTTTGAACTTCAATGGTATTGAAATGGCATTTTGTCCTGGTCTAGCTTCTTCTGCTATCGTAGCAGCACAAAAATCAAACTTATTCTTCGGAACAGGTTTATTGAGTGACTACAACGAAGTAAGAGTATTAGACATGGCTAACTTAGATGGTTCTCAAAACTACAGAATCATTATGAGATACACAGCTGGTACACAATATGGTATCGGAACTGACATCGCTATCCATAAAAACTATTAATATATTGAATGAATAATGGGAGGGTGTAATTCCCTCCCTCATTCTAATTTATTAAAAACAAAAACAAATTAACTAAAAAAAACTAAAACTATGGCTTGTAATTTAACATTAGGTAGAAACGAACCTTGTAAAGATTCAGTTGGTGGTATAGCAACAGTATATTTCTGTAACTATACAAGTTCATTTGGTGCAATAACCGGTTCAAACGATACCGGACTAATTACATCAATTCCAACTGGCTCAATAGTGTACGCGTATGACCTTAAAGGAAATTCTAGCTATACTGAAACTGTAAACACATCTCGTGATAATGGTACAACTTTCTTCTCTCAAGAATTAGTTCTTAACTTGAAGAAATTATCCAACGAAATGACTACACAATTGAAGTTGATGGCTTATGGTAGACCTCAAATCTTTATCCACACAATGGCAGGTGATACTCTATTGGTAGGACAAAGAGAAGGTGCAGATGTAACAGCAGGTACTATTCAGACCGGTGCAGCATTGGGTGACCTTTATGGTTATTCAGTAACCTTCACTGGACAAGAACAATTCCCAGCTCCATTCGTATCTGGTTCTACATTCGGTAACCCATTCGGCAAAGTAAGCTTTGCTCCAATTATCGTTTCCGGAACAAACGATTAATCAGTATAGAAAGAAAATAATTAAGAGGGTAGCACTAAGTGTTACCCTTTTTTATGCTCATCACTATAATTGTTTCATAAATTGTTAAATTATAAACATAAAGACGAGATAATGCTTACATACTACTCATCAGGAAGCAACGTATTGACACTAAGAGTACAACCTACTGGTAGTTCAAACCTTACTTTACATTTGCAGGATATGATAACTTTGGTGAATACATCAGCATCGTTATCAAATTATTCTTATGATGCTTACGAAAGTAAACTATCATTCACAGCATCACAAGTACCTACATTAGTATCAGCAAGTGTTGCTACTGAATATAGAGCATCCATTACTGATACTACGTGCTCAATATGGCATGGTAGTATAAATGTATTTACATCTCAATCATTGGATAAAACAAACTACGTTAATCAAATACCATTAGAAGATGTGTATATTAGTAACGTGACAGATAATGAATATATAATTCTAGACTAATATGAAATTAAATCAAAACTTTAGTGTAGTTAATCTTACACAACAAGACATCCCAGTTATAACCGAAGATACAAAGACAAGATACCAATGGGTGCCGGTAGGCGTTATTGGACCTGATGATTTCTTCCAAAACATAATAGATGCATATAATAATTCAACAACCAATGCAGCTTGTATTGAAGGTATTGCTGATTTAGTATATGGTAAAGGATTGTACACTAAGAACAAAGGATTTGAAGAAACTTTAGGTAAGTTAATACCGCAAGAAGAAATTAAAAGAGTAGCTTTTGATTTGAAACTAACTGGTAATGCTTGTTTCCAAATTTATTGGAACGATGACCATACTAAGATAATCAAAATGTATCATGCTCCAGTACAAAACTTTAGAGCTGAGAAGCTATACGATAGCCCAAAGATTGAAAATTACTTCTATTGTATTGATTGGAGTGACCATAAAGCACAAAGAAATAAGAAAAAGATTCCAGCATTTGGTACATCTACTGAAAAGATGGAAGTACTTTGGATAAAGAATTATTCACCTGGCAAATACTATTATGCATTGCCTGATTGGATTCCTGCTTTACAATTTTCATTTGCTGAAGCTGAATTATCTAACTTACATCTTAACAATATTGAGAATGGTTTCTTACCATTAGTGATGGTTAATATGAATAATGGTATTCCAGCTCCTGAAGAAAGAGATACTATTGAGGATTTGATTGAGCAGAAGTTTACAGGTACTAGAAATGCTGGTAGATTTATGATTTCATTTAACGATGACCCAGAAAGAAAACCAACAATTGATGTTATTGCTACTGATAATCTACATGACAAATACAAATACGTTGCAGATTACGCACAGGATAGAATCTTAGTTGGACATAGAGTAACATCTCCACTTCTATTTGGTATCAGAACTGTATCTAATGGATTTAGTTCTCAATCAGAGGAAATGAAAACAGCTTATTCTATTTTACAAACGATGACGATTAATCCATTCCAAAACCTAATTATAAACTTCTTATCAGAGGCTTTAAGTGTAGGTGGATATGAAGATACTGAATTATATTTTGAGCAATTAACTCCATTAGTAATTCTATCTGAAACTGCGGAAGAAACAGGACAAACTGTTGACCAAGTGCAGGAAGATATTAACGAACAATCTGAAAACCCCGCTGAAATAGAAGATAATCCATCATCAGTAGATGAGAATATCCAAACGGAAACTCTAATGGATTATTCAAAATCTAATCCTAATTTTTCTAAGAACTTTGAAACATATAAAAAATAATTGATATGGCATACGCTTTATTTATAACAAGAAACGATATAATCAAAAACACTCCACTTCAAGGTTCTATTGATGCGGATAGATTATTAAACTTTGTAAGAACCGCACAGGACAAATACATTCTAAATTTATTAGGAACGGTATTGTTTGATAAACTTCAATTGGTTATTGCAAATGGAACTTTTAGTACATTAGGACCTGCTTATCAGGACTTAATGAAAGAACATATCAAGCCTACTCTAATATGGTACGCGTGTGTTGAATACATCCCATTCAGTAGTGTACAATTCAAAAGTGAAGGTGCAGTAAGACATGAGACAGAAACAGCAAAGGCGGTAACTAAAAACGATGTAGATTACCTTTTACAAAAAGCTATGAATAATGCTGATTACTACGCGACAAGAATGCAGAACTATTTGATTTCATATTCGAATCAGATACCTGAATATTTAGAATCAGTAGGTAATCAAACACAAATCTTTCCTGATATGGGCAATGCTTATTTCGGAGGAATAAATCTATAATAACTTATGGGTAACGTAGTAAATAATATTAGTACAAATTATGTACTCTATTACAATATAGTAAATTACTTCAAAACAATAATGAAGAACCATCCCTCTATTCAAAGAGTAAGTTATGGTGATGATTTTGGTTTAGATGATGATGAATTTCCTCAATATCCATTGGGTAACATTCTAATTACAACTGCTCGTTTTGGTGAGAAAGTAATTAAATTTCAAGTTCAATTAACTATTGCTGATAAAGCTAAAGATAAGAACAATGAAAGTATTGGAGTATATAATCAACAAGAAGTTCCTTTCTATGGTACTAATGATGTAGTTGATATACATGCCAATACACTATCTATATTAAACGATTTATTATCTTATACTGAAAAAGGTGTGAAAGCATTTGATTTCACGTCAGAACCTAACGCAGTAGCATTTAAAAACGAAATGCCAAATGGTTTGGCTGGATGGGTTTGTTCTTTTGAATTAGAAGCATT